ATATAGATAATAGCGGGATTTATAAATCTATGTCTGGGGTGTCTGACAACTATGCGATTAATCATGTCAACAACCAGCATTATGAAGTCGCTGTTTCTTATTCTGTGGATCAGGCTCCAAATTTATTTAATTGGTCTGGGATGAATTTTGTTAATTTAGATTTCCAAAACTATGCTTACTCTACCACTTATGAAAAATTTGATGTTGTTTTCACTGGCATAAGTTCCAATAAACTAAACAACTATTATTACTGTACGGAAACCCACTCATCTTCTGCTGCGAATTCCCCAACGGGGGCTAGCTCAGCATGGTCTCAGAGCTTCTTCTTCAAGCCTGATATTGGTTTGCAAAATGATGTTCAATTAAAAAACGAAGTCTTACAGTTTAAGAACTCTTTTAAGCAGAGAGCCAAAACAAAGGATAACAACGCTTCATTCCAGCTTAAGTATGATTTCACAGATATTAGCGACAAACAACTTAAGTGTATGTTGCATTTCTTAGAGAATAAGGCTGGATACAGAAGGTTTAGACATGATATAGAATCAGTCTATAATAGACCAAAAGCTATGTATTGCCCAGAGTGGAATCATACATGGAAGTTTTTTAACACGCACGATTTATCCGTGACGTTAGTAGAAGATGTTTTAGGTGTAATCCCAACAGGAAGTTAGTATGGCTAGAGATATTTTAAAGAGTAACAATTCAATTGTGATTGTCGGTCAGAGACCAGCATTTACAACTGGAGACAGATTTGGTACTGATATGAGTGGCGCTTGTATGAGCGCTGTTCAAAGTGTATCTGTTGGTTTTTCTCAACCAAGACAAAAGTCAAAGCAGGTCGGGTCTAAGGGTTTAGCCATTAATGATATCACCAGATCGCCAGACGTTGACTTGTCTATAGATTACTATTACACCCCAGCGATGTTGAACGAAAATATGTTGGGATTAATAAATGATCAAACGGGTACAGCAAAATCTGTTTTTTTTAGTGGTTATACGAATGAAGATCAAAACTTTTATATAGCGAATCATCCTGATCAAGGATCAGATATTATTCTAAATAATGATTTATCTTTTAAATTATCAAATGCTAATATTTCTGAAGTAATTTCTATAGGAAATGCATTTTTAACAAACTATTCTTTAGGTTTTTCAATAGGGTCTTTGCCAGTTGTGTCTACTTCATATAAATGCTCTAATATGAATGTTGAAATAGCCTCTTCTGCTGAATATGGTATACCAGCGATCAATCTTAATTCAGGTAATAATAATAACGTTGGACAAGTAAGATTGGATTCCGCGAGTATTAGTGGTTTTGGGGATTATACAGCAATCAATAGATTAAATCCACCTCTTTGCTCCCCTACAAAAGTAAACTCAACTCTTCAAAATCTACAGATAGGTGGAGCGCCTATTAGTGGAGACGCTCATTTACAGTCGTTCTCATTCAATATTCCAATCAATAGAGTTGATCTATTCGGTCTTGGTAGTGATTACCCTTACGGAAGAAAGGTTCAGTATCCACTTACCTCTTCTGTAAGTGTTGAGTTTTTAGTTTCAGGTTTAGCGACTGGAGAGATATCTAATTTAATTACAGCTGAGTCTGGTTATGATTTTGACGTAGGGATTGTAGATACTGGGAATGATTTCACTCACACGTTTTCATTTTCCGATTTGAAGCTTGAAAGCTCCGCTTATCAGATGAACGTGAATGATCAAATGACATATTCCTTGTCATTCAGTCACGAAATAACTAATTAATCATACTCAACCTTAACATTCTTACTTTCGTAAGTTTGTTTCTTCTCTGCATGATGTTTTTGACCATTGGTTTTTTTGGTATAATCATCAAAGTATTTTTTTCGAACAGGATCGACCCCTCCAGCTTTCTCAGCTCTTCTCTGACTCATTTCTGCTGAGTAATCGAACATGTCTCCCATAGTGCCTTTCTTTCCCCCTGTACTGTCTGTAAACTGCCTTTTGCTAAATGGATCAATGTTGGAGTCGATAGAGGCATTCGGCGCAAAATAGACCCGTTTCCACTCGGTCCCAAAACCATCTACATAGATATGCTCTTCATTCATAGATTGAAAAACGTCTTTGTGTTCGTTTGTATCAGGATGCTTGTAGGTATATAAAGGCATATTTTATTATAAATAAAAACGGGGGCGTTTCCACCCCCGTTGATTTTAATTGACTTTAATTTTAGTTGGTTTTAATCTTCCTTTTTTAGGTAGGTTCATAGTCAGTAAACCATTATCCATTTTACAGGTGATAGCTTCCGTCTCAACCTTCTTAAAAAGTTGAACAGAAAAAGCCCTCTTTCCATCTTCAGGTTTTGTCTGAATCGTGAGCTTATCTTCGGTAGCTTCGATATCGACATCTTTCTTTGAAAAGCCAGCAAGCTCAACTTTTAACTCGAAAGAGTCCCCTTTGTCTTCAACATAGTTTTGGTTTTTAAAACCGTGGTCATTAAATAAGTCGTACAATAATGTATTAATCATGCAAACCTTTTAACAGGATCTATGCCAGATCGAAATCCTTGGAAATACGGGACAAAATGACATCAACAGTGTTCTTGTAAGTCAACTTGTCTGCCAACTTTTGTCCCTCTGTGTTAACTTGTCCCACTTTCTTCTCAGCTTGTTCCATCGCCTTGATCACATCATCCTCTTTCCAGTCATAAAAAGTCCCTTGATTAAATGGAGACCCCTTCTTGAAAAAGACGTTATCGTAACAATCCACTTCTCCCGAAGGCTCAACCAAGATACAATTATCTTCAGTAGCCCAATCTTTATGAGATGTGGCGTTAAGAACAATGCTCCATTTGCCGAGGCAAGTTGCATTAAAAGAAGGGAGATTCCAGCCTTCTGCTCCAGACAGTCCTGTAAGATCAATATCGATTGCATTTAAAAACTCATTAACTTCAGAATTTTTTTCTAAATGAGGCAAAAAGTTGATATTAGAATATCTCTGTCCACCTAAAACAGAATTAATAGTCTTGTCCATGTCCTCCTTCTTATAGAAGGGGTTAGTGACCAAACAAGATAGTTGATACTTTGGATCATTCCCATACTTCTTTAACCAAGCTTGAATAATTCTAGCAGTATGCTTTCTATGTTCAAACTTACCCATCAAACCAAAATGGGTGATACCACTCAGGTATTCTTTTTTTGTTTCTTTGAAGTCTTTGTCGAAACCCAATGGGCAGAATACGCCGCCAAACAAGTCAGCAGAACAGGAAGAGCTAAAGAATGTCTCATTTTGACATTCAGAAAACTTCTTCTCGATGTCCGTTGGTTTGTTGCACTCATAGAAGGTTAATAGGTATTGATTAGAGTTCTTCCTATTTTCGGAACCGTTTAAATGCCAAATTTTTAAGCTTGGAATATCTTTATCTAGATAATTATGCCTATTGTTGATACTGTTTTCAATTTTTTTCTTTAAATCTTCGTCAATATCGTAAGCCTTAATTTCGACTGGACCTGCTGGCCAAATCCCAACGTCATAACCCCTATCGAAAAGCTCTCGGATAATGTTAAAAGAAACATTACCGAGGCTTAACGAGTTGATAGGGGCTTCAACTAAAATCTTCATTAAAAGGGAGGCTCATCGTCAGATGCTGGACCAGCAGCAGCAGGAGCAGGAGATGAATCAGAAGATTGATTATCGTCCTTCTTGCCAGAATTCAAGAATTGAATATTATTTCCTCTAATAAAATATTTCGATTGAGGTTTGCCCGTATCCTTGTTTTCCCAAGTATCCATAGCAAGCTCACCAGAAAACACAAACTCACGACCTTTTGTAAGGTATTTGGATGCGATTTCAGATAGCTTATCCCAAACCTCAAGATCAATGAAGCATTTGGTTTTGGCGTTGCTTGGAGAGATTCCAACACGGAGGCGTGTTACCGACTTCCCGCCATTAAGTTGACGAGTCTCTGGATCTTTTACAAGATACCCTACTGATGTAATGCTATTATACATAATTTTCTGATTGCTTTTTGAATTTCAACAAACACCGATTGTGAATATTGATTACGCCTTGAATGCTCATATCGAGTGATTTCGCTATCTTCCTCCAAGGTGTAAGCTTATTAGACACGCCATTATATCGCATGTCAATAATTTTTTCCATTCTTTTGTCCTTTTCTTTTTGCAGAAAGGATTTAAACAAAGAAAAGACCTCATGATTTTCATGCACTTGTAGGTCACCTTCCGACTGAGGCTGTTTCAAAATATCTTCTAGAGAACATTTTTGAAACTTCTTATTTCTGGTTAATGTGTTCAAACACTTCCATTTTGCCTCGTTAGCTAAGTATGTTGCAAATTTAGCACCTCTTGATGAGTCATACTTCATTACTGAGTTATATATTGTGAACTCTTTATCCTCCAGAAGAGATTCCCTTTCAGCGGAATTTCTACTTCCTGACATGAACCTATCTACCATATTGTGGTAAATCCCCGAATGTCTTTCGATTATTTCAACCAGACTGTTGCTGTCCTGATCTTCTTTAACCCTGTCTATTAATTCTTGATCCGTTTCCATCTTAAAAAAAATACCTTATACAATATATAATAATATAATATAATATATAATAGTATTATACGTTTTACTTCACTTATACGTCATCTAAGTCAGAAGCCTTTCTTTAAAGACTACGAATCCTCGCGGAAACAGATCGTATAACGATATTATACAGGTATCTGAAATCGTGTCAACAAAAAAAAATCAAAAAATTTTAACTCGACAAGAGGCGAATATCAGTTAATAGTGTAACTAACGCTAACATGATTTTCGAAGAACAAATATCGCGGAAGCCTGACCATTATCCTTGGGCAGGAGAGTTTATTGAAGCAATGCACAATGGGTTTTGGACTGATAAAGAATTCAGTTTTACCTCTGATTTGCAAGACTTTAACGTGGTATTAAGTGATCAGGAAAAAGAGATTATTGTTAGGACTCTTTCAGCTATTGGGCAGATCGAAGTCGCTGTTAAGAAATTCTGGAGCAAGTTGGGTGATAACCTTCCTCATCCTTCTTTTAGTGATCTTGGATTCGTTATGGCTAATGTTGAAGTTATTCACAATAACGCTTATGAGCGACTTTTGGAAGTTCTTGGACTGGAAGAAGTTTTTGAAGAGAATCTTAAACTTGACTTCATTGAGGGCCGAGTAAATTACCTTCGGAAGTACACCCATAAATTCTACAAGAACAGTAAGAAGCAGTATGTTTACGCTTTAATCCTATTCACCCTTTTTGTGGAGAATGTGTCGCTGTTTTCTCAATTCTACATCATTAACCACTTTGCTCGCTTTAAGAATGTTCTTAAGGATACCGATCAACAGGTTAAGTATACTCGTAATGAGGAGAACGTTCATGCTTTAGTTGGAATGAAAATTATCAACACCATCCGTGAAGAGCATCCTGAGCTTTTTGACGGGGAGTTGGAAGAGCGTATTCTTGACGAAGCTCAACAAGCTTTTAAAGCTGAGAGCAAAATGATCGATTGGATGGTTAACGGCATTCAAGAGAAGGGTCTTAACGCCCCGATCCTAAAAGAATTCATTAAAAATAGGATCAATGATTCTTTACAAAAAATTGGCTTTAAGCAAGCTTTCGATGTTGACAAAAATCTACTGAAAGATACAATCTGGTTTGAAGAGGAGTTGCTTGGCAATAATGCCACCGACTTCTTTTATTCTCGACCAGTCGAGTATTCAAAAAATTCACAGACGTTCAACGCAGAGGACTTGTTCTAAATGACTAATTACTATTGGCTAAATGATGACTCAAGATTATTTCTTGAAAGGGGCTATCTAAAAAAGGGTGAAACTCCAGAGCGGAGAATCCGTGATATTGCAGAGACCGCTGAAGTGTATCTCGGTATAGACGGGTTTGCTGACAAGTTTGAGGGTTATATGAAGCAGGGATTTTATTCCTTAGCTTCCCCTGTTTGGTCTAATTTTGGTCGTGATCGAGGTTTACCCATATCTTGTAATGGAGTTTATGTTCCTGACAGGATGGATGGCATTTTAGCTAAACAGTCTGAGGTGGGAATGCAGACTAAGCATGGGTCAGGGACTTCTGCTTACTTTGGTGATCTTCGCGAGCGTGGCGCATCAATTAATTCTGGTGGTGAGTCTTCTGGGGCAGTCCATTTTATGGAACTATTTGATAAGGTTGCTTCTGTTGTTTCTCAGGGTAATGTTCGTCGTGGCTCTTTCGCAGCTTACCTCCCTATTGAACATCCTGACGTAAAAGAGTTTCTCCGCATCAAGAGTGAGGGTAATGCGATTCAAGACATGTCTTTCGCTGTAACCATTACAGATGAATGGATGAAATCAATGATTGGGGGCGACTCTGATAAGCGTCAGATTTGGGCTTTAATCATCAAGA